AAAAGACTGATTTTGATAAGTCAAAAAGAGAATTTTTAAAAGGCTATCAGCGCGTAGTTGATAGAAATGCTGATTTTGAAGGCGGTAAGACTATAAATAACTACGATACCACTTGGAAGGCAGTCTCAAGAGACGTTGTGTCTAGACAAGCTGGAAAAAAACCATTTGACCCAATGCACTCTACTCCTGCAACAAAAAACTCTACCAAAATTGAAGAAGGTAGAATCTTCCGTTTTGAAGAATTCGTAAATGAAAACTTCGAAGAGATGATGAACGACACTGAAGACATGCCAAATGATGACATGCCGATGGACGAAAAACCTGAGCTAGACGAGGAAAAACTCGAAATGCTTATGGAAGAATTCGGAGATCAGATGAAAGAGATGATCGACGAAATCTGCGAAAAGATGGAACTTGATAAAGCTGAATGCTGCGATTACATCTGCGCTACTATCGAAAAGGTTTGCAAAACTGAAGACGAAGAAGAAGGTAACGAAGATTCAGACGATAAGGAAGAAGAAGACGAAGATAAGTAATACTTATAGATTCTCAATAACCTAAAAGGAGGTCGCTTAGCGTCCTCCTTTTTTATTTTATAATAGTAATATTAGCAGAATCTGTTTCAAACTCGTCATCTGGATCCAGCACTTTAGCATAAAACTTAACAGTTAAATACGATTGATTTAAGAACTCCAAAGTATTGATAATTGAAGTTAGGCTTAGATTACCGTTCACATAGATAATTCGGCTGTACTTTCGATTACGAACATTGACTGCTTTATCGATTAATTTCTTAATCTCGTAGTTAATTAAAAAAGCTTGAATTTTGTTTGGAACAACTATATCTTGTTCAAACTTCTCCTTTAGGATCTTATTTACGTTTAGTAAATAATCGCTCTTGGCTTTTTTTGAGAATTTGTTAACAAATTGGCGTTGGTCTCTAACAAATAATATTTCAAGTAGTCGGTCTTCTGATTCTATCATTCTAGCTCGATTTTTTTAATATCGATTCCAGCTTTACGTAATAGATCAAGCCCCTGTTTATCTCGATATTCTTCAAGATAGACAACTCGGGTAATACCCGATTGCAGAATTAATTTGCTACATTCTCTACATGGAGAGTAAGTGATATACAAGGTTGAGCCCTCGCAGCTTTGCGTCGATCTAGCAACTTTAGCAATTGCATTAGACTCAGCATGCAGCACATACCACTTAGTTTCGTAATCGACGAAATTATTGTCTTGGTCAAATACTGGGAGTTCGCACTCGTTTTCAAAGCCAGATGGAGTACCATTGTAGCCATCTGAAATAATCGTAGTGCCTTTAACTATTAATGCACCAACCTTTTTACGATTGGCTTTAGATAGTTCTGCCCAAGTTAAGGCCATTTTAATGTAAGTTACATCATATTGATGTTGCCTTTCTGAATTTGGATGTATTTTCATATATCTTGAGAAGCCTTCGGATAATTTTCGTAAATCCAGTGTAGTAGATCGTCTTTTTCTTGAAAGATTAATGTAGAGTCAGGAGTCGGATTCTCAACAAATTGAAAAGCTGTACGTAGATCAGAAGTAGCTCTACCGCTTGCGTCAATTAAATCAGTTTTAACTGGCGGTAGCGTAACTGGATTAAAATGACCAGCTATCATTTTTTTAGCAAGTTCATAGTGTCTATCGTAGATATGGTATGAATTTGCGGTATGTGAATAGGTGCCAAGCTCTAGATCTGGATAAGTTGCCTTAAGATGGGCATGCATCTGCATTTGGAGAGCACAGAAAAATGCAACATCAGTTGGTGTTCCCCAAATTGCATCATTACTACGCATAAAGACACTCATATAGAGTTTATTCTCTCTAATGTGGAAATTCGCATACATCGTACACACAAAATCCTTGTTATTTGGATATTGGTGCTTTGGCATATTAAAATGCATTACTGCTTGTCTGGTATTCGAATCTGCAATTAGACTATTTAGAGCCCACTGGTATTGAGACGTACCAAATTCATTCTTGGTTGCAAAGATTAGGTTGCCGTATGCAGAATTAGCAGTTCCATCTTCGTTTTGGATCTGCTTCCAGAATTTGGCATGCTTTGCGATATAGTCTACATCATTTCGACCTAGAAAATACCAAAAGAACTCAGCCGCCAAGTATTTAAACTGCGAGCCTCTAGCTGGATTTTCATATAAGCATTGGCTTGGATCTTCAATTACAAGGCATGCATCCAGAAATTCTTTACTGGTTGTGCCTCTGGCATTATTAGTCTTGCCTAATTCCATCAAAGCCTTAATTGAAATCCAATAGGCTTGGGCAAAAGTCTTTCCTTTAAAAACTAGCATATAAGTATTTTACTATGTAAAGTGAATTTAGTTTATCAATTAACGACTTTCATGTCAGAGAAATGGTCGTTATTCTCAACAAAGATCTTCATGTCAAAAAGCTCTTCAGGTAGCATGTCATGAGAAATTACAAAGATTGTCATATTGTATTTCTTTGAAAATTCCTTAAGCAGATCAACAATTCGATAGATCGATTCAACATCAAGTGAAGAAAAGACCTCATCTAAGAATAATAAGTTTACTCGGTGATGTTTAAGTTTAATTAGTTCAAGTATACAGAGCAGTACAATCAAATTCATTTTTTTCTGTTCGCCAGTTGATAACGAGTCTGGCGAAACTTGTACACCCAGATGAGTAATGATAGGATCAAACTCTAAATCAAATTCAAATGCAAACTTAAACTCTAGCAGTTTTGCAATCTTTAGAATCTTCTTGTTCAGAATTGGAATGATCTGATTCATTAGTAGTCTCTTCATTCCAGAGTCACCCAGTATGACGTCCAATTCTTGATTAAGTTTCAATTTAGCATCAAGCTCGGATTTCTCAGATGATAACTCTTTTAACTTGGTGCCTATATTATCAATGATTGTCTGCATTCTTTCGATTGCAGCTGAATCAGTCGTAGTTGGGTTAGACAGTTGAGTCTTTTCACGAGTTAGAGCTGGTATTTGCGCAGTTGCTGTCTGGTGATTTGATTTTGCATCGTTTTGTAAAGTCTCAAGCTCTTTAATTCTAGCAGCCAACTCGTTGATTTGAGTTTGAATGGCAGGCACTTTGTCCTGCTCTACCTGACGTTTTGCTTCAAGCTTAGTCTTTATTTCAAGATGAACTGTATCAGTTAGATCGGATAAACAGTGAGGGCACTTATTCTTTTCGTAGATTGCGAGCTTTTTATTGATCTCGTCAACTGTGAATCTAATCTTGGATTTTTGTTCAGTAACGGTAGTTAATTCAGCTTGTATTTTTTGAACATCTCCCTTAAGTCTTAAAAATTCCTCTTTTGAAGTTGCTTGCAGAGTCTCTAACTTTGCAATTTGCTCGATAACTTCATCTAACCTAGTTTGATTAATCTTTACGACATCGGTCTTTAGGCCAATTAGCTGTTCAGTCGAATTTTGTAGGAGTGTCGTATTTTGATCAATTGATACCTGTAAAGCTCGACTACGAGCAAGAGTTTCTCTAGTCTCATCTTTGGTTAAGGTCGACATTTCATTTAGAATGTCAAGTCCAAAGATTTTATCAATAATCTTACGTTTGTCCTGTGGACTTAACTTAACAAAGCTTTTAAAGTCGTTTACTGATAAACTGATTGTATTTGAAAAAACGTTGAATGGGATTTGAGTCAGCTCGTCTTCAATAAATTCGTCGACTCGTCTCTTATCTGGTAAATTATGTTGAACTCCGTTTATTTCGAGTTTTGAAAAATTTGGTTCAAGTCCACGCTCAATCGAAACAGTATCGCCAGTATTTGTTTTGAACTTGATTTGGGTGTAGGCATTCTTATTAATGCGGTTTGGAATCTCTTTGGTTTTACGAACTGCTGATTTACCATAAATCGAGATAGTCAGTGCATCTGAAATAGATGACTTACCTCCACCATTCTTACCCTGGACCAGCACAAGTTTCGGCAAATCATCAAACTTGAATTGCTGCAGCTTGTTACCATACGAACATATATTTCTAAATGCAAATTCTTCTATTCTCATCGAGTAAAATAGGTAATCTCTGTGTTAGGTGTAATATCTTTTACTGTTGTGACATTATATAGTTTAGACTCAGCATCATATTCAATCAAGGCATTCGGATACTGAGACTTGGAATAGAATGAGCCATATCCCGATAAAAAGCCGTGGGTTTCAATATCGAGTACTTGAGTTAGGTTACCTGATTCGAATAGGATTTTCTTAATGTCTTCGGTTGAAACTAGGCCCGCGTCAAAGCGCTTTTCCAATTCCATTTCAGCAATTGAATTTAGAATATTGCGCTCTTTCAGAATACCGTCTGGATTCTGAACTAGTCTATCAGCTGCCGATGTTCTAGTTTTAGTCAGTGCTGTGTGAGCTTGCTTGGTTATTGGGATAATTGCACAAGCCTCGATTCGAGTACCGCGACCAATATTGTCAGTTGAAAATACTGCAAACCGGTTTGGACCGACTGGTCTAACTTCAATTGCTCTATGAATAAACGGTCTATGCATACTTATCAAGTTCTCTAACTTTTTGTAGAGTCTCCAAGAATTTTTCAGTTAAGGCCTCTTTAACTGGTTCTGTGTAATTTTGAATCGTTAGGTAATGAGAGAAAATATCATTAATGTTGAAATTGTCTTGTAGATCAAATTCAACTTGTGTCGTCTGTTCTTCTGGTTTAGCATCAACATAAGTAAAGAACTCGATCTTTCGATAACCTGTGTCCTGAATTTTTTCTAAAAAACTGGTAATCGACAACTTACTGGCAAAACTGACGCTTATCATGACATCAATGAAATTGTTTCTGAACATTTTCTCAATATCAGCTAACGGCATTTCCAAGATCTCAAAGATATTGAGCTTTAAAAAGATTGGCGACTTGACATTCGGTAAAAATTCTTCGACGATTTGATCTCCTGTAACATCTAAAACATAATGGCCCTTTTGATTATCACGATCTCCTCGATCCATTTGATATGGGGTACCAGTATAGAGCAAATTTGCTTTTTCTTGCCTAATGTGAATATGGCCAGAATATACTTTCTTAAATGTAGATAAAGCACTAAGTTCGATACCATGTTCAACTTTGGCCCACTTGTTTAGTGTCAAACCCTTGATGTCAGCATGACAAATAATATAGTCTGCATCATCACGATTATCTTCAATTATACCAGCAAGTCGAGTATAATCGTCAACCCACGGTAGCATTAAAAAGTTATGCTTGCCGTTTATTGATAAAATCTCAGATCTCTCAAATACATGAATGTTGTCTGATAGGTAAGATAGTGACTTAACTGAATTGACTGTATTCTTATCTTTGTAGTAGACGTCATGATTACCCAAAATAATATAGACACCACGTTTAAACTTTTTGGCTAGCTGTGCAAAGATTGCAAAGCTTTCATTTTGAATTCGAATGTTTACTGATTCCCTAGAGTGAAAAATATCTCCTTCAAAAATTAGAATATCTCGAGCTTCATCAAAGTCAAAGTCAACCTTTTCAATAAGGTCTTCCAATAGAAAGCTTTTTTGAATTTCAAGCCATTCTATTGCATTGTTTTTGATGCCTAAGTGTAGGTCACCAACTAGGTGTATTTTTCGAATGTCTTTTAAGGTCGTCATTAAAACATTTTATTGGATTTCATGATCTTATCCAAGAATCCGTACTTAGTATTTAACTCCAACAATAACACTTCTTTGTTTTCATAACTTAACATATCAAATAGCTTTTTATAGTCCATTGCAACAGTTATTGAAATAGCATCAAGCACATAGATTGGTGTTATAAAATAGTTTCGGTTATTTCGAGTTATTAGATTCTTGCATAAGATTGAGAAAATCTGGTTTATTTCAGTCTTTACAAATTTCTTTTTTTCAGGTTCAGTTCCAAGTATCTGATTTATCTCCTCGCTTGTTTCAATGTAGGAAAAGATTTCCTTTTGAATGATTTGCGAATCGACATATTCTGAATATTTGTCTTGATCATACAAGAAAAAATCAGGCGACGACGAATCTACTTTGATTTCTCGGCCTCCTCGGCTATTTTCGTCTGGCTCATCTTCGTCCATTGGATTTTCATAACCCATATTATAGGTGTTATTGAAAATCTTGTCGTCTTTTTTGAGCTCAGCATATCGCTGTCGACGTCTTTCTAGCTCAGCTGGGTCTTCGTCTAAATCATCGTCATAATGATCATCAAAGTCCGGATCAAAGTGATCTGGTTCAAGACCTAATTCCTCAATTTCATCGCTGTCGTTGTATTGAGTTAGATCGTCATCTTCATCGGGTAGTCTATTAAATGGTTCCAATTCATAGTGTGTCTTTTTAATTAATGGAATTTAGAATATCATCGTGTGGCGATACACCAGCTGGGACTGGTGGTAGCGTTGTTGCGGTAATAGGCTGAATGCCATTTTGTGATGAATGACTTTGATATTGATTTCGCATTTCATTCTCTAGCGAAATAGTATCGTCATCATCTGAGTAATATTGACTGGCTGGATCAGTTTCTTCAACTAACCTAGCATAATCATAATCCATTCGGTACATTTTAAAGCTTTCAGTGTAACCTCCATCACGGTTTGCAATTAGCTTGATCTTCATACGTCTCTCCATTGGGCCTCTAATTAGACCGAACAGAGAATCGACTGTGTGAACTAATCCAAAAGATTCAGCAATATCACTCATGCCAATGTCTTGGTCGTCAACTGCGTCTCTTTTAATTTGGGTTGCTGTGATAATACACCATTCGTTTCTAATCGCGACTGCACGTAGCTCTTCAGAAATTACTTTGATTTTTTCGTATACATTGCCCTGTTCACGTAAAGGTCTCATCAGGTTAATATAGTCGACGACTATTACTTTAAACTTTATACCTGTGTTATTTTGAACAGTGATGAAGTAGTTTTCAATATCGATAGCTGAGGCAGTTCCAGTTGGAAATTCCTTTACCATCATTTGTCCCATTTGGGGATTATTCTTTTTCAGTATCTCAATTTTCTCCTTGACTCCGCCAACTTGATCCCTATGTAGGAGAGAATCGTATTCTTTAAAGACGATGTTGAGGGCGTTTGAGCCTATACGTTTCATGTACTTGGCATCAGATAATTCAAGCGTCGCAACTCCAACTTCACAGCCGGCTAGAAAGGCACGAGTTGCAATGTTTGATAACACCATTGACTTACCAACCTTTGGTCTGCCTTGGAAAACGACTAGTGTTTTTGGGTTCCAACCTCCACCTAATACTTTATCAAAGTATGGAAAACCAGTTGGTGTACCGATCTTTGATAATTGGACGTGGTGTTCAGCATTAAAGAAGTCTAGTCCTGATGCCGCATTTGCAAAATTGACGTTTAGTTTATCATTAAACTTTTGTCTAACATCATTTGTAATAAGCTCAACGTTGCCTGGATTAATGTCAGCCGTCTTTAAGAAAGACAATACATCAATAACTGTTTCGTTAAGATTTTTATAGAATATGAATGACTTTGTGTACTTATAGAGAAAATCGTAATTGTATTGAGAAAGGTCAACCTCAAACAAAGAATTAAATTTGGCGTCTGGGATATTGAGATTTGTCAGATTACAGACTTCTCTTAATTCAGTACGGGTCGGGATCTTCATGTACTCATGAAAAAACTTCTTTGCTTCACGATAGACTTTCTGTAAAGAGTCATCATTGAAATAGTGAGCCTTAATCGCTGGGATTATTTCTCTCTTTTCAACACCTTCGTAATTTTTTGGTCGAATCACTCGATCATTATCATCCTCAGTCAATGCAAAATTGAAGATGATCTTCTCAAGCAAATCTATATTTTCTTTAAAGTCTATCATATAAAAGTTATACTATGGAAAAGTAATTGGTAAACGATTCTTCTGAAATAAAAATGAATTCTCCGTTTTTTTGTAGATGGCCTAAACCTATTCCATCGGTTAGGTGCTCTTTGAGGCGAATTCGAAAATCCTCATTTTCCAT